CGGTGATATTCCGTTCGTTGCTCAAAGTCCAGAGCGGACTCCAGCATTACTGGCTAATATGCCACGGCATCTTTAGTTAGAGTTTCTCATGCTACGACGTCTCACGACGCACGTCCCAGGGAAGACCTTCGCAGGTCAGGCCCAGTTGAGATCTCCGGTTTTGTTGATGGGTTCTCCAAGGCATGTGGTTCGAAGGGACCATATGGTGTGTGTACCACAAAGTTGTTCGAATTGTTGGAGCTTACATCACCTTTCGGATGGTAATACAAGCATTCGATTGGACGTGTTAAAGGGTAACATCAGCCCAATGCCGAAACGTTCTTGCATACTGAGTGGAGACTACACACTCAGGTATCCTGAGAGGTTGAGACAGGGAAAGGATAAAACGCCAAGGGAACCTAACTTCCGAAGGAAGCGGTTACGGAGGCGGGGGGTCTGGACTTTGTTCCTTCAATCTCAGGACAACCTGGATTAGGACACAATCCTAACGGCCTACCAGGCCGCGCCTGCAGCCCCTAACCCGATCGGGTTAGGCAAACTACAATAAACTCATCAATGATAAAACTCTTACAAACTTTGGCTATCACACGCCAAGGTAAAATAGGAGTCTCAAAGATGGTTTTATGGCGGCCAGATCTAAAGGTCTGGCGTCGTCTTATGCAGCCACTACTCAGTGTGCTGCGTTTGACGGTAGGGAGAGTAACTAAGGACCATATTCTTGCTCTGTCCCACTTTGCACAAGCCTGCTCTAGGCTCGCAATTCATCGCGGTACTCGGGGTTTAACCTTGTACTTGAAAGTAGCCCACGTGCTTTTAATGCAGGGACTCCCTGGTTCCAAGATGAAGCCGAACAGCCGTGAGATCGGTAAGGTCGCTGTATCTACTTCGCGTGACGGACTTCCTCGGATGATACCGAAGAGGCACCGAGCGCTTATTAGACGCGGCGACAAGACCGTGATCCGCCTATGGCTTACCCTTTTAGGTCTTTATCGGATCCTCCACTTTAAGTGGAAGGTGAATTTGAAGGCCCAATTGGATAAGAACATAGCTAGACCTGGTAAAGTTCTTTCGGACATTCTACTTTCTGGTTTTATGGTATTTGTGGTAAAACACTTTATACCCTCTATAACTAAATCGTATTATGACGAAGGTCCTCTACTAGATCTGGATCCTGCAACGCTAAAGCCTGAACCATTGCCGCTGACCTCATCGGGATCGGCTTCCATTAGAGTAAAATCTGATGTACGCCTTTCCGGTGACTTCGGGACAAAGGGGGAGAAGAATTATGTAACTTCTTCCTTTGAGTCTCGGGGACGGTCGGCAAGGGCTTGGATTAGCGGGAAGTGGGGCGAATCCCTTTGGGATTACCTCGCTCACGTGAAACAAGTTAATACAACGCTTTCGTTTTGGCGTTTAATCGAATCGGAAGCTGAATTAGCAGATAAGTCTGCCCGACCTTTGTCGGTCGCTTCTGGTCGATTGAGTATCAAAATGGAACCCGCGGGCAAAGTAAGGGTTTTCGCGATTACGGACTACTGGACCCAGTGTGCATTGAAACCGTTGCATGATTTTGTCTTTGGGATTTTAGAGACCTTGCCCACTGACGGTACTTTCGACCAACATAAGCCTGTAAAGGCCTTGTTATCTAAGGTGCCCGAGGGTGAGTCTTTATATTCCTTTGACTTATCCGCTGCGACGGATCGATTCCCAGTGGTGCTCCAGGAGCTCGTATTGAGAGCAGTGTTCGGATGGGAGTTCGCCTATCACTGGAGGAACCTATTGGTTGCCCGCTCGTACAAAGCGCCACTGAAGGGGTCAGTGACGTATGAGTACGCAGTGGGACAGCCAATGGGAGCTCTTTCCAGCTGGGCGGTGTTCTCCTTGACGCACCATGCTCTTGTGCAGTTTGCCGCTTATCTTAGTGGTCACAGAGGATTCTTCACGCTTTACGCATTACTTGGTGACGATGTTGTCATAGCGACTGATAAGGTCGCAGCCAAGTACCGGCGGTTATGCGATCTGTTGGGCATCGAAATCGGCCTAGCGAAGTCCATGGTTTCCGGAGGGAAATCATGTGAATTTGCGAAGGTCGTTTACGTTGCTGGTGAGCCTTGTCACGCATTTCCTTGGAAGCTTTGGGCGGTTTCACAAACCTCCCTTGGCGCCTGCCTTGCGGCAGTCCAAAGAGCTACGTTTTCAGGTGTTCGCCTAACAGCAAGTCAAATAGCGCTGGCCTTTGGGGCTGGTATGAAAGCAACACATCGCGTTGGAGCGAAATGGAGTAACATCCCTTCGCGACTACGTGGTCTGTTAGTGATCTTATCTCACCCCTCTGCTCAGACTTCGATCTCTCGTCCAACATGGATCGATTGGCTCGCGGTCAATGGGCCGTCTCTTCCGGTTCGGTTTGCCGAGAATGTCCAATTGCAGTTTACCGGCTGGTGTCAGGCGCTCCTAACGGAGTTCCTTATGCCAATACGGGAACGAATTGAGGATATTCAGAGCGACTTCTTTTTCGGGACCTCTAGCGAGGTCAAGGAATCGAAGATACCAACTCCGGTTGAGCGGTTCATAGACTCAAAGGTCAACAAATCCATTGTGGAGTTTGAGGAAAGTGCTGATAAAGCCGAAGCTTCTCTCAAACACTTATCAAAACTCAACATCCGCTTCCGTGCAGATCAAGCCTCTCACGTCTTTACACAAGTCGTGGGAGTGATAGAGGAAAGGGCTAGCAGAATCTCTCGCTTTAGGGAAGGACTCGGGGTGAGTTCCGACTCAACGGCGAAGATAAAGTTACCTTTTTCCAATATCTACAGTCTGTGGGAGCGGTGGCGAGTTCGGGCTTTCCGAGCCATTGCGTTGGCGGAGAAGGGCGTTGGAAGCAATTCCTCTCCTGACTCTGTTGGCGGCCAAACGGAGCAACCCTAGCTTGCTAGCTGGGATCCTGGGTTTAGCCACCCTCGATGCCAGGAGGTCTCATAAGCCTTGGTTTCACGCTTGGCACGTAATGACTAGGACTGTCCTGTGTTTTAAACAGAATAGGTCCGTTGCACATCACGTGACAACTGATTGTGTTGGAAGGGAACTTCCAGATTACTCTCCTTCAAACTGAATGAGGCCCACAGCCTTTACAGGCGTGGTATCTCATTCAGAAATTACAAAGAGCATCTTTAGCTC